CCAGTGCCGCCTGGCGCGCAGCCTCCGCGGCCTGCTTGGCCGACTCAATCGCGGCCTCCCGCGCTTTCGCCGCCGCTTCGGCCGCCTGGCGCGCAGTTTCCGCAGCCGCATCGCCCACCGATTTCAGGTAGTCGGACACGGTCTTGAATTGCGGCGCCAGCGACAGCAGGCCGGCGTACTGCTTCGCGCCCTGCTCCGTTGCCAGCGCGCCGGACGACACCAGGCCCTGCACTGCCGACTTGAATTGGTCGGCAGTGGTCAGGCCGGCAAAGCCCAGCGCCGCCAGACCTTCCTGCAGTGGCTTCTGGATGATCGCCACCCGTTCGGCTTCAGACAAGAAATTGTCATTGAAGAACGTGGTTTTAGTGGCGAGGGCCTCGACGCCGCCCGCGAGCGCCAGCAGCTGCTCCCGCGCAGCGATCGACGCTGTACCAACGGCGCCGAACGCAGCCTGCGAGCTGGTGCCCATCGCCACCAGGATCTGGTCGACCGCGTTGAAGTTGACCGCCAGCCGCTGGAGCGTCGCCGATGCGGCTTCGCCCTGCACCTGGAATTTACCGATCTCAGGCAGCAGCTCGCCGGCGACCGTATCGGCCACGCCGACGAAGAACTCGGCGATCAGCTTTTGATTCGCTTCCTCGTCCTTCCCGAGCGCGATCTTGATGGCCTGCGCGCGGGTCGCAATGCTGTCTGCATTGATGCCGAGCACGCGCGCGAAGTCGGCCGACGATGCCTTGATCGCGTCGTATGCCGACGTCAGGCCAGTGGCGAACTCGGCGCCGACCGGATTGCGGTCGACACCTTCCTTGTCACTGCGGAACCATCCGCCCTTCTTGACCCATTCAGCGTCCATCGTGCCGGTGAAACCGCCAGCACCAAGCGAGCCGTTTAGCGTCTGGTCGCCGCTGTATTCTTTCGGGCCCCGACCGAATGCCTTCTTGCCGATCGTGTACACGGCCAGCGCGCCAGCCACCCAGGGAGCGGCAGCGGCCAGGCCAGACAGGCCGGTCGCAATCCCACTGGCGACGTTCGTACCGACCACACTGGCGATTCCGTTGCCGATGTTCATACCGAGCGCCGACGTCAGCCCCGAGCCAATGCCGGCGCCGTTCAGGCCACCAGCCAGACTGCCGAGGAAGCCTGTACCGAGACCACCCGCCAGCGTGGCGCCGCCAGTGGCCATTCCATACAGATTCGAAACGCCGCTCGCCGCGCTGGCGAAACTGCCAATCGATCCGGCGGCGCCACCAGTTGCGCCGCCCAGGCCCAGCGCGTTGGTCAGCCCCGTAGCGAGCGGACTGACCGTGGCCGAGATGATCGGGCGCAGCACCAGGGTGCCGAACATGTTCTTGAGCGTGTCGACCAGGTTCTGGCCAAAGTCCTTCCCGCTTTCAAACCCGCGCAGCAGCGCATCGGTGAGCGACTGTTCAATCGATTCAGATGCGCGCTTCCACTCTTCCGCCGCTTTCTTGGCCGCGTCCACCTGCTCCATGGCGGCCACGGCGGTGGCGTTGCGCTTCTTCGCATCGATCAGTTTTTCAAGGCTATCGATCTCGCCGAGCGTCAGACCAAGCGTGGATCGCTGGGCCAGCTGCTCTTCCAGGCGCGCCAGCTCCAGCTGCTCGATCGCTGACTTGGTCATGCCGTAGGTGCTCGCCAGTTCCTCATTGCGAGTGGCCTCGGCCTCAGCATCGGCAATCCGCTTTGCATAGACACCGCTCGTTGCTTCCAGGCCCTTCGAGTATTCGTCCTGAAATTTGCTCAGTTGCTCGAGCGCCTTGAGGCGCGCCTCTTCGGCCTGTTTTGCGAAGGGCTGCTGCTGGATGTACGCCTCGACGGTGGCCGTATATTCGGTCAGGGACTGCTTCCCAGCACTGTAGCCGGCGAACAACTTTTTCAGGTTATCCGTGTAGTCAGCATCGACCCCCAAGCTCTTTCCGTTGATGCGGTCGACCAGGTCGGCGTACTCCTTTGCCGCCTTGCCCTGATCCGCGATCGCCTTGCTTGCGGACTGGTCGACGTACTTGGCACGCACCAGCTTTTCCATCTCCGGTGGAATGGCGCCAAACTGCTTCTTCAGCTCAGAAAGCTCAGACGCCAAGCGCTGGGCAGCCGAGCCGTTTTTCGCGTACCAGTCGTCCAGTCGCTCACCGCGCGTGCGTGCCGCTGCCGTGGCCACCTCGCCCTGCAGCGCTTTCACACGCCCCAATGCAGCCTCGTACTTGCCTGACAGCTCAACCTCGTCGAGCTGCAGCATCATGCGCGCACGCGCGTCGGTGCCGGCCGCCGCCTGCGCCGCTTTGTTCGCGTCGAGCGCCGCCTTTGCGCGCGCCAGCCCGTCCTTATCCACCTCACTGATGCCATCCAGTGCCTTGATGCGCGGCTCGGTGGCCGCCAGCGCATTGCGCTCGCGGAGCTTGGCAATCTGCTCGTCGAGACGAACAATCATTTCCGCCGTGGATTCCTCGGTCGACTGCTTCGCCTGATCGTTCGCATCTTCCGCAGCGTTGCCCCATACGGCCCACGCCGTCGCGGCCAAGCCGAGAACGGTGATCACTGCGCCAACGGGGCCGCCGAGCAGTGCCAATGCGCCACGCGCCACACCGATTGAGACCGATGCGGCCCGCGCTGCTGCCGCTTGTGCCGTCAGGGCTGCGGTATGCGCAGATGAGGCGGCGGTGGCGCGCGCCTGCGCCGGGATAAGTCCGTTGGTCGTGATAGCAAGGGCGGCATTGCCCTCCGCCGCCAAAACGGACGCACGGAGTTCATTCACGCGCGCTGCAGCGGTGGCCGAAGCGGCCGCAGTCGCCGCCACGTTCGTATTCGCAGTAGCCAGGTTCGCCGCGGCCAGGGCACGGCTTGCCGCAACGTTCTCGTACGCCTTCGTCGCCGCGACGCCCAGCATCGAACCCAACTTCGCAGCCGCGATGGTCGCGACGGCGCCGCTGGCCAAGACCAGGTTATCCGCCAGCAGGCCGATGCTGCCCGAAAGCAGAGAAACGGCACCGTTGGATTGCGCGGTCGAGCCGACGAGCTCCAGTAAGTTGTTCTTCAGCACCGTCACGGCGCCGCCAATCGATTCGACCGACTTTGCTTCGGTACGTAGTGCGACCAGCGCGCGAGGAAGCGCATTCGCCAGGACATCCGTAGTCAGGACGCCTTGCTCGGCCATTGCACGCAGAGCGCCGACCGGCACACCGATGCCGTCTGCGAGCGCCTGCATCAGGCGCGGTGAAGCTTCGTTCACAGAGTTGAATTCGTCGCCGCGCAGCACGCCGGATGCGAAAGCCTGCGACAGCTGCAGGATCGCGGATCCCGCCTCTGCCGATGACGCTCCAGACACCTTCAAAGCCAGGCTCACGGTTTCGGTAATGTCGGCCACTTGAGACTGCGCGATCCCGAGGTCGCGCGTGCTCTTGATAATGCTCGCGTAGAGCGATCCGGTAGCCGACAGATCTGACTGGGCGTCGGCCGCGATCCGGCGCACGGCGCCTTGAGCATTTGCGAATTCGCTCTGGCCGGTAGTTGCCAGCTTGAGCTGGGCCACATATTTCCCGTATTCGTCGGACAATTGCACGACAGCTGCCAGGCCGGCGCCGCTCGCAACGCTGGCAAGCGCAGCGGCAAAGCCACTGATCGAACTGCCCGCATTCCCGGCGGCCTCTTCGGCGGCCTGCAGCTGCTCGATCAGCGGGCGCGCGTCATCCGCAACACCCAACTGCTCTGCGCGCAGGGCGGCCAGCTGTGAAGCGGTCTTTCCGATTCCGTCAGCCTGGGCGCGCAGACCAGCCAGGAAGTTGCTGCCCGCGTCGAGCTGACGCTGGGCGGCCGCAGCCTGCGCGGTCTTCTTGGTGACCGCGTCCAGTTGGTCCAGGTACGGGCGCAGCGCGGCGACGTTCAGCCCGCGCGTGTTGGCAAGGGCCTCGTAGTACGCAGCACTGCCCTTCGCACCAGAGTTCATTGTTGCGGTGGCGCGCTGGATCGAGTCGGCCATGCTCTTCGTGGCACGGTCGACCTGGCCGGCGGCAGAGCCGGCGCCTTCGCCGACCGTACGCAGACCAGCAGATCCGCCCAGGTTGTCGAGCGACTTTCCGGTCTTCTGCGCGGTGGCAGAAAGGTTTTCGAGGTTCTTGCCGGTGCGCGCGGTCGCTGCTTCAACCTGGCGCAGTCCGGCCTCTACCCCGGTGGCGTCAGCAGTGACCTTGATTACCGCTTCGTTGGTGATTTCGCTCATTCGACACCCATGAAAAAGCCGCCCAGCGGCAGCAAGTCTTTATTCTTTTCGCCGCGCCGCACTGGGCGCCGGCACAGTTACTTCAGCGCTGCGATGACGGCGGCCACGCCCGCCAGCAGCACGCCGACAGCAGCGATGATCTGAGGCAGGTAAACAACGATCAGCGCGGAGAAGCTGTCCTTCTGCGAAAGCTGGCCTTTAATTTCGGTCATGATTTGTGTACTATGCTTCTCAAGTTTCATCGTCTATGCCGGTAGTCGGTGGAATGAAAAAGCCCCTCACGTTTCAGCGTCAGGGGCTTTTGCTTTTGGTGCTGCTATTCCTTGCTGCGCATCGCCTCGAGCGCTGCGTCTTCCATCACCTGAAGATCCGCGTCCAGCTGGTTGTACTCATCGCGCGTTAGCTCCATCCGATCCATTCGGCTGTAGGCGACCAGGAAGTTCAGCCCGATTGGGCCGCCCATTGGCGCGATATTCCACTGCTTGCGCAGGCCGTAGAACAGCTCGTAGGCCCGCAGGTTCTCGGGCCAGATTTCTACTGCATCCGCCGCCAAGTCCTCCAGCGTCAGGCCCGCCACCGCCAGCTCGGCTTCGGAGGGATCCTGCGCATAGAGGGCCGAGGCGACGGCCTTTAGTTTTTTGCGCGGGCGCCGGTGACTTCGGCGATGAACTTGTCGAGGATCGCGCGCGCGGCGCCCATGTAGCGCTGCACCAGCTTGCCGACCTGGTCCTTGCTGAAGGTCTCGTCCAGATCCCAGCCGGCCAGGATGTCCATCAGCGCATCGACGTCTTCGGCGCCGGCCAGGTTCTCGACGAATTCCTTGAAGTCGTCACGGTTCATCCACTTGAAGGTGAATTCGACGTCGGCGGTCTTGCCGCCCGGTACTGGGATCGCGACGGTTGCAGCGAAGGTAGCGACGACTGCCAGGGAGAGTTTTGCTTTTGCCATGATGAT